CCCGACCGACCGTCCCGACACGGCCCTCATCGAGGTGGGGGCCGTGTCGGACGCGGTGCTGACGACGGTCGCCGCCGTATGCTTCGGCGTGGCCGTCCTCGCGGCCGGTACGACCTGGCTCCTGCGACGTTCCGGGGTGATCTGATGAGCGTGAAGCACCTGTGGTGGCGTGTCGAGCAGTGGACGCCTATCGCCTGCGCCGCCGTGGCCATCGGCTGGGCGCTCGTGGACGTGGTGTTCTGATGGCCATGACCGAGGAGAAGGCCGAGCGGCACGTGCGCCTGCTGCTCCTGAACTTCATGCGCGAGATGGAGGCCGACGCCGAGAACCTGGTGGACCGGCGCCTGCTGATGAGCCTGCTCAACGAGGACATCGACACGCAGGAGGATCTGTACACCGTCATCCGCGCCGCTCTCACCGAGGCAGCGGCCGCCTACCTGGCCATGTGCTCGCTGACCGGCCGTGACCCGGCCGAGTTCCTCCAGGAACTCATCCTGTCCGACGAGGCCGACGCGGCCGGTACCTGATGCCCGGTCCGTCCATCGGGTCCGCGCTCATCGCAGCCTCCAAGGCCGCCAAGGCGAAGGATGGCCCGGTGGCCATCTACGTGCCGCCGCCGATCACGTACCCCTTCCTGAACGCGCACGAGCGCCGCTGGCGGAACTACGACGGCCTGCCGCACGTGTGGTGCGACTTCACGGACGCCATCGGCACCTGCGACCTCAAGCCTGGCCACGCTGAGCCGTGGCACATCCGGGGCGACGGCCTCGCCTGGCTGCCTGCTGCCTGAGCGAGTCGAGCCCGGCCGGGAACGGGTTGACAGGGTAGCCTGCCCGCATGGCCTCGAACCGCCGCCCCCTTCCGCGCGTCGTCCCGCCGCCCCACACGGCGGCCGGGCCGGTCGTGAAGGCCAGCACGACGTTCGACGGCGGCGAGATCGGCTCTGCGGGCCTCAAGCGGTCCGGTGGCACGGTCATCGAGGAGTTCCTGACAGCCCTCCGGGGCGACAAGGGCCGCCGCACGTTCCGCGAGATGGCCGACAACGACGCCGTGGTGGCCGGTGTCCTGTTCGGGTTCGAGAAGGTCGTGGCGCGCCTGGACTGGCACGTCGAGGCCCCGGAGGACGCCAGCCCGGCCGACCAGGAGGCCGCCGAGTTCGTGCAGTCCTGCCTGGACGACATGAGCGACTCGTGGGGCACCACGCTGGACAACATCATGTCCATGTGCGCCTTCGGCTGGTCCTTCCACGAGATCGTGTACAAGAAGCGGCTCGGCGACCAGCCGGACCCGCCGTACAACGGCCCCACCGACCGGACCGGCATGTCCGTGAGCACGATGGAGGCCACCGACCGGCCTGCCTCGTCCAAGTACGACGACGGCAAGATCGGCTGGCGCAAGTGGGCCGCGCGCAACCAGGAGACCCTGCTGCGGTGGGAGTGGGACACCAACGGCGGCATCCAGGCCATGGTGCAGATGGACCCGTACGGCGGCGGCGTGCACACCATCCCCATCGACAAGGCGCTCCTGTTCCGCACGTCGAGCCGCCTCAACAACCCCGAGGGCCGGTCGCTCATCCGTGGCGCGTACCGCTCCTGGTACTTCAAGAAGCGCATTGAGGAGTTCGAGGCCATCGGCGTCGAGCGCGACCTGGCGGGCCTGCCGGTCGGCTGGGTACCGGCCAAGTGGCTGTCCTCCGAGGCCACCGACTACGAGCGGTCGCTCGCCGACGCGGTGCGCACCGTCGTCCAGTCCGTGAAGCGCAACGAGTCCGAGGGCATCCTGATGCCCCTCCAGCGCGACGAGACCGGCAACAAGATGATCGACCTGGAACTGATGACGAGCGGCGGCTCGCGCCAGTTCAACACCGACGCCATCATCGCCCGGTACAACCAGCAGATCGCCATGTCGGTGCTCGCCGACTTCCTGCTCCTCGGCCACGAGCAGACCGGCTCGTACGCGCTCGGCGCCTCCAAGATCGACCTGTGGACCATGGCGGTCGAGGCCATCGCGCGCTCCATCGCCAGCGTGGTCAACCAGTTCGCCATCCCCCGCCTGCTGCGCCTCAACGGCATGAACGTCGAGCACGTGCCCACGCTGGAGTTCGGCAAGGTCTCGCACGTGGACCTGGCGGTGCTCGGCGAGTTCCTGACGGCGGCCACGGCGGCCGGTGTCCTGGTGCCGGACGGCGACCTGGAGCAGTACATCCGCGAGGTCGCGGACCTGCCCACGCCGAACCAGGAGTCCCTCATGTCCGACGACGACGGCGGCCACGACGACCCGCTCCAGGGTGGCGCCCCGATCCCGGTCGGCGACGGCACGTTCCTGCACCCCGTGACAGGTGAGCCCCTGGCGCCGGTCGCGCCGACCGTGCCGCCCACCCCGCC